GAAACACCCACAACCAAGCAGCGCAGGCAAAAGAAATGATTCGTTACCGCTCGTTAATTGTTGCCACGCCAAGCGGCACATCTGATCGACCGATCAGCGTTGCCGATGCCAAAGAGCATCTACGCATCGTGGACAACACCGAAGACGATGACTACATCGGTGATCTGATCGATGCCGCTACGCAGTTCTGCGAAGACTTTTGCGAGCGCACCTTTGCCGACAAACAATACACCGTCGCGTTTGATGATTTCATGAGCGTTCGCATTGAGCTACCGCGCCCACCAGTGCGTCTGCATGTGACTGGAGCGAGCGCGACGGTGTCTATTTCATACGTTGACACTGGCGGCACAACGCAGACGCTGGTGTTTGCCCAGAGTGGCACGCAGGACTTTCGCTTAGACCGCGACATTCTGCCGCCAATCGTCTACCCGCTCTATCTGCAAACGTGGCCTAGCGTGCGGCTGGACGATAAGGCGTTGCAGATCACCTATCTGGCTGGCTACGGCGGTGCCGCCAACGTGCCACGGCCACTGATGCACGCGATGAAATTGCTTGTGTCTCATTGGTATTCCATGCGTGAGCCAGTCGCACAGGGCCAGTGGGTGCAGCAGGTGCCGCTGACCGTTCACGCACTGCTCGAACCGCTCAAATGGGCGCAGTACGCATAAGGGAAAACATGGAAGGCCGTATCGCCATCGACGTGAACTTCAGCGACACCACCACAGCATCGGCTGTGAGTGCGATGAAGGTTTTGACGCTCACCAGCACGGACAGCTACAGCAGCGGCAAGGTGGTCGTGCTAACGGGCACATGCGGCACAGTGGCTACCACAGTGGCTATTTCGCCAACGACCTACAGAGACTCTGCCGGGAGCCTTGTATCGTTCTCCAGCGTTTCGCGGATTGCCTTTGGTGCATCGGCAAACGCCACGGCCACAACGCCCAGCGAGATTGTGCGTGCAGCTGGCGACCGCGTGAGCGTCACCGACTGCACCGGATTCACTAGCGGCACGGTCAGCATCGCAGCGGCCAGCGGCACGGCCACGTTCAAGCTAGTCATCTACGGAGCTTGACCATGATTGAGGCTGGCAAAATGGATCGCCCGGCGATCATCCAAACGCCCACCGACAGCGTCAGTTCGCTGGGTGAGCCGATCTTGACGTTTGCAACGTACAAGCTGCGGTTTGTTTCTCTCAATGCCTTAAGCGGCGGCGAGGCGATTGCGGCGATGGCAAACGAATCAACGGTCACGCACAAGATACGGCTGCACTACTGCGACGGCTTGCTGCCCAAAATGCGGATGATCATCGAAGGCAGGACGTTTGAGATCAACAGCGTGATTGAGATTGGCCGACGAGAGATGCACGAAGTCTCTGCGACGGAGGTGCTAGATGAGTGAGATCGTTCCGGGCGCATCTAGCATGCGGGTTACGGTAACTGGCATTGAGCAGCTGGTTAGCAACTTTGCCATTCTGCCACGCAGCGTTGCCAGCAAGTACGTTGACAGCGGCATGCGTAAGCACATGAAGCAATACGTTCCAGACCTAAAGGCACGCACTGTCAAAGGCCCAACCGGCAACCTACGAAGATCAGTCGATTCAAAGGGTGAGTACAAGGCACCGTACAGAGTGATGGGCCTAATCGGCTACACGAAGATCGGCAAAAAAGGTTCTCACGCTCATTTGCTTGAGTCTGGCACCAAGCGTAGATCACCAGAAAGAGCAGGCACGCTGGCAATCCCAGTTGCGTTTGCATCTCGCTACAAGTACCTAAGAAAAACCGGCGTTCTGTCGCGTGATGAAAGATTTTTTTGGTACAGATCAGTGCGTGGCATGCCTAAGACCGGATTCTTTAAGGCGTGGCAAAAATCAAAACGACAAGGTTTTGTTCTTGGCCTTGAAAAGCTGCTGCTCGAGAGCTTTAACAAAGGCGTTGCCGAAGTCGCCAGAAGGCCAGGGTGACGCATGGCGACCACTACACACGTTGACGAATCGCTGCGGGCGTTGCTGACTGCTAACGCTGGCATCGCTCTGAGCTGCGGCAGCAGGATATTTTCCACGATGGCACCGCAGGCGTCTGCACTGCCGTGCATCGTATTTGTGCGGCAGAACGGAAGCCGCGAGCAGTTTGCCACGCTGACCGGGATGACGGGCTTTGTGCGTGCAACGTTCGTGCTGTCGTGTCTTGCCGAGTCATTGGCAGACGTGCGAAACCTCACGCGGCTAGTTCGTGAAGCGATACAATACACGGTGACTGACGCTATCAGGCTGGCGATTGTTACGACCGACGAGGATTCGCAAGAGCCACCCGCTAACGGCGAACAGTTGCCGATATACCGCACAGATCTGACCGTAGACATCACATACAAGGAGTAGGAAAATGGCCGCAGACTTAGGGCAAGGCACAACGATTTCGTTTGGGAGCATTCTCACCAACGCTAGCAACACGACCACATTTAAGGTTACTGGTTTAAGCTGGTCGGGCATCATGCGTGACGTTGTCGAGTCTTCGCACATGCTCACGACTGGCGGCAAAGAATACATCGCCAGTGAAACCTACGATCCCGGCGATCTGTCGGTTGACATTCTGTTTGACCCCACCGTTTCACCGCTGGTCGCAATCACAAACGTCGCCACTAATCAAGTGGTTTTTGTGCGGTTCAGTAACGGCGGCACTGCTGCAAACAGCACGGCGGCATGGAGTGCCAACGGCTATCTGAGCGCTTTTGATATTGGCGTGCCACGCGATGCGCTGATGACCGGCACATGCAAAATCAAGTTGAGTGGCAACATCGGAGTCTAATTTGAAAGGGGCGCAGCGATGGCATTGACGCGGGAAGAGTGCAAAGCGAAACGCAACAAGGTTCCTAAAGAGCTTGTGGAGGTTCCAGAGCTTGGCGGCAGCGTGTATGTGACGAAGTTGACGGCTGGCGTGCGTGATCTGTTTGACAAGAAGTTGAACGAAAACAAAGTCAACGGCGAAGTCAACCTAGAAAACGTGCGTGCCAAGTTCGTCGCCTTGGTTGTGGTCGATGAGGATGGCAAGCGGTTGTTTGAGGATGCCGACATTGAATGGCTAGGCGAGCTAGACAGCGACGGCATTCAGAAGATCGTAGACGTTGGTTTTCGGATCAACGGCATTGGCACGGGCGTGATAGAGAACGCCATAAAAAATTAGAGGCCCAACCAATCCGCTCGTTTCTGTTTCGTCTGGCGCTTGAGTTGGGTGTGTGGGATGTAGACGAAATGGCAGACAAAATGAGCGTCGATTTACTTTACGAGTGGATGGCGTTCTTCCAAGTGTCGCCGTTCGGTGATACATGGCTGCGCGATGCGATGGCGATGGCGCAGCGCTACAACTCATTCCGCAGTGCATCAGATCGCCCTATGCAGCCAGCAGACTTCATGCCGCTACAAAAGCGCGAGCAATCGCCAGAGGCGATAATGGGAATCCTGCGATCAATCCCGAGGTGATTCTTGGCTAACGAATTTGGCAAAGTACACGTCGGGATTGTCGCCAGCACTGGCGGCTTGGTAGCTGGTCTAAACACGGCAAGCACCTCGCTGCAAAAGTTTGGCGTGATGGCAAAGGGTATAGGTAGTGGCGCAACGGCTGGCGGCTTCCAAGCCTTATCGACCGGGATTCTCGGCACTGGCGTTGCGGCAAAGATCGCATCGTTTGGCGTCAAGAGCCTAACGGCGGCATTCGGGCCGCTCTTGATTGTGTTCTTGGCGATCCGTGCAATCACATCGATATTCGGTGCGCTCAGCGATGCCACAAAGCGTGCCGAGGAAGTTCACAAGATGTCTACGGCGCTTGGCATTAGTGCCAAGTCTTATCAAGCGTTGTCGCTTGCAGCTAAAGAGGCAGGAGTTGAGCAGGGCACGCTTAACTCTGTATTGCTAAAGATGAACGTGAGTCTTGGTAAACTTGCTGGCGACAGTAAAGAAGCGGCAGCCGCATTTAAATTGATTGGCATGTCGGCAAAAGATTTTGCCGGGCTTGACGCAGGCGAGAGTTTCGAAAAAATCTCAGATGCAATTAGCAAGATTGCAGATCCTGCTAAAAGAGCAGAAGCAGCTGTAGCGATTTTTGGCAAAAGCGGCAATGCAGCAATGACTGCAATACTAGGCTTAACAAAAGCACTACCAGAAGCGACTAAGTTTCTAGAGCAAATGGGTCTTGTCACGAAGGACGGCCTCAAGGATGGCGTTGCCCAGATTGAGCAAATGGGTGACGCGCTAGGCAGGCTTAAATATCCAGCGCAAGGATTTGCGCATCTGTTTCTAAAAGAGATTGCACCATCTATCACGGCGGCAACAGGAAACTTTATTGACTGGACGAAGACAACCACAGAAGGTTTTTCGACGGCATCACTGCTCGGCAAAAGTGTTGCATTTGTCATCGGTAGTATAGTTCGCGTTGCCAACGCGCTGTATGGAATCTTTCAAGGACTTAAAGGCGTTCTGCTGCTTATCGGTGCCGCCGCAACGTCTTCGCTTGGGTACATGCTTAAAGTTGTTGGTGATCTTATAAAATGGTTTGGCGGTCTGCTCACA